CGGCCCCACAGGAAAGCTCCACGTTGCCATTTACGTCAAAGGATGTCCATGCATGGTCGGGGAGAAAGTCCAGATCCAGAACAAGCTGGAGGTTGTGCCGTGTTGCCCCGCTCCCACTTGCTACAAACGCTCGATATTCATTCTCTCGTTTGTCATAAAAGGAACGAGTTTGATCAATCCAATCATCAGGTATCTTCAAGCTGTCGCCCTTGGTAAAATAAGCGGCAACCTCCTCGCTCATTGGGGGGTTGTTTCCTTGCATATCCAGCGCATAGAAACCGCTTCGGGCCTGATAGATTACAAAAATCCCATCCGGCCCGTGAACCAGTACCACACTCTCCGGTGCCACGCACGGCTCAACTCCCTCAAGCCGGTTCGCAATCATCGTTGCAGGGTTGTAACCCTGTACAAAGAAAACCTCCGACTCTTTGAACCAAAACATACCTTCTGGCACAGGGACCACCGCAATCGTTTTCTCTTGCTTGCCAATGCGGAAATCGTATTCCTCGCCAAGCGCATCACGACCCGTGAAAACCGTGGGCTGATTGTAGGCACTCATAAGTACAAGGTTCAAATCCTCCCCATTAAAGAGGACCGCCCGGCCACGATAAAAAGCCACGCCCTTCCACCCATCGTCATTGATGTCGTCATAGTCAGGAATGGCGTTTATCGAGTACACCCGCACATAATCGTCCAAAGTAGCAGACGTGAAAATCGTCATCCAGTAAAGCTGCTGTTTGTTCTCCCCGTAAGTCCGACGCTCCCAAACAGTTGAGCGGGGAATGTCGAGAAAGCCCATTTGAGCAAACGTGGCGCTCCCATCGGAAGTCCCATCCTCAAAATCCGATACAGAAGCCCATGAAGTCCCATTCCAAATCTTGGCAGTCAGAGTTGACGTATTATCGTTTTTGTACTCTTCCACGAACCGCAAACGAACATTCCGGGGCCGGTTCAGAAAGCCAAGGGCAATCGTCCCTCCACTCTCCCACTCACCGGCATCCAGATAAGTCTGTCGAGAAATATCCGCAGTTAAAAGAGAATAGTCCTGATACTCGTCGGAACTGGTCTGCTGAAAAACTACACCTTGGGCATACTGCCAACTTTCCCCATCCCAAGAGGGCTTTAGCGGTTGAAAGGAGGTGGTGATTTTTGGACTTTGAATACACGACCCACCCGAATCGCATTGGATCGTTGCCCAGTACCTTTGCTTACCGCCGACGAACTCTGCCGTGACCGCCGATGGAAAGCCCGTGTCCCATCCGGTGGTCGCATCCTTATCGAGCAAAATCCCGTCAAAAGGCTGATCAAAACCCACATGAATCGTGTTACCACTCGCAACGCGATTTGAAGTGCCCGAATAAATCCACTCATATCTGTCGGTGTACTTGTCATCGCCTGTTTGCTCCAAAAGTGCTGTGGGGTACACCGTGTTCCCTGCCCACCCACTCACTCCTGTCTCGTCCGCAGTGATCAAGGTGCCCCGTACAACGGCATGGGTCACAGGGTAGGCAGTGGTGGCAGAGGTCTGGTAGAGGCTGTCCCCCGTATCGTATGAACTGCCGGAAACGTCCCAAAGGGTCACGCCGGTTCCGGCATCATCGGTGGTTACAACAACAACGTGAAGCCCATCATTCTCCTGCTCATAAGTGAAAATCTTGCGGACATTACTCACCCCCGAAGACGCCGGGGCATACTCCACCTCCATTCCCTTCCGCGTGCTCTTGCCCCGCTCCTCATAGCGGAGGTTCTCTATGGAGGTGAAATCGTGCGGATGGACGAGGATTTCCGGCGTGGCGTTGTCCAGTTTGCCCGTGAAAGGCATTGCCTCTGGACGCGCACCACCGATGATGTTGCTCGCCTGTACGGGGGCGGCAAGAAGGGCGAGGGCCAGAAGCCCTCCAAGAAACCTACTCATCATCGTCATCATCATCCCCGTCCTTTGCCCCCATCAACCGCCCTGGGCGAAGGTCCTCCACAGCGTCAAAGAGTTCCTGGTAAAACAGCCCCAGTAAGAAGGACTCCCGCGCCTCCAGCCCACTTCCTTCCTTGCCATACACCTTGGCCCTCACGTAGGTCCGCAGGGCCTTGTCAAAGATGCGCGGGGTCTCGATGGCGCTGGAAGCCACGGTCACGCCGGAAGGCACCGTGGTCATGAACACGGTGACGGTAGTTCCGGTCATGTCCGAATTTGGAGTGGGAATGAAGTACACCTTGTCATCGAAGGTGAAGAAATACTTGGGACGGTCTTTTTGCTTGGGGGCGGTGGGAAGAAGCATGGGAGAAGCCTTTTGCACCCATGAATGACGTTCCGTGCTCCCTTCCACGCCGGAATCGTACAGGCCCACACTGCCCAGGCGAATGAAGGAGGTTGTGAGGGAATAACTGATGGTGTTCCCTGAAAGTACAATGTCCTCCGTGCCCTGGAGACACTGCGTTTGAAGGGCGATCTCGTTCACCCCCTCGTTGATCCATGTGATCAGTTCGGAGTCCTCTACAAAATCCGAATCCTCCATATTGACCGCGCTTCGCACATCATCCATCACGACTTGAGCGGTTTCGCCGGAAGTCACCGTGGAGTATGCGTAAACCGGGGGCGGGGCAAAGCATGTACCCATGGCCCATAGGAAGAGGAAGGTAACGTAGGCCCAAAGGATGAGCTTCCAAATCCACGCTTTCATCACATCACCTCCCAAAAGGGGTCCCTCGCATGGCTCCTCTTCTGCTTGTTCCGCCGCGCCAGGCACTTGTCCACGTAGTGGTTATACATGAGATAGAGTTTGTCTGCCTTGAACGCTGCTGTGTTGACCCCGTGAACATTCTTCAACTGGTGGCGGAACTTGTACAGCCACGCCGCATAAACCGCCAGGGCGAAGACGTGCATGGGATCGGGAAAGCCAAAGACCCCGTACTTGGTGAAGACGGGCTTGGGGGTGCAGTAGTAATCGAACTTGATGGTGTCCCCCGCCGTGTCCGTGCCGTTGTCGAAGATGAGGCGGAAGTTGCTGGTCTTCTGGATCTTGTAAGCATCCCCGTTGCCCCACCCTCGGTACGCGTCCTCCTCCCACAGGACGGTCTTGAGGGAGGTGGCGTTGGTCACCTCCAAGATCATCCCGGCGTAACCATTTGTAGTATTGTAGACACGGTGGCGAGGATAAACCCGATCATCTCCACTGTTAAAAGTAGCTGTCGCATCAGTGAGGGTGCTTTCACCGTTGCTCTCCGATCCCGCCGCTGAGGTGGTGCCCGTAACCTCCTTGGGATTCTCGGTCAGCTCGATCTCCTCCTCAATAATGTCAAAGAAGTCAGGGATGTCCTGATACTCCTCTGAGTCATACCCATAGAAGAGATCAATGGGCTTGCGGCGAATCAGTACAGGGTCCGTGGAACCGCTCTCCAAGTACTGGATGACCTCCTGACGAAGGTCTGTGGGGTCCTTGCGAGCCAGTTTGATGAAGTCCGGGGGGAGATCATACACCCGCGTGTCGGCAACGGTTGTGATCTCCCCCTGACGCCGAAGCAGGAGGGTGTCCTGAGCGAACTGGACGGCGGCGATGTCCCCGAAGTGAAACGAGGTCTCATCCACCGTGATGTCCGTCTCCGCTTTGATTTTCTCCTGCTTCAGGATCTGATCTAGGTATTTCAGGAAGAGCTGCCCGTCCATTTACTCCTCCTCATCGTCCTCCTTGGAAACAACGAAAATGCCATCTGCGAACTCAGCCACTTCGAGCTTGTCCGGGTCCAGGCCGAATTTCTTGGCGATGCGCAGAATCTGGCTCGCGGCAGAGGTAACGGAGTTGAATGGGGAACCGTCAGCCTTCCCGTAGATACGCGGGTTGGTCGGGCCCTCTTCCTCCTTGGGTTCCGCATTGCCTTCCTCGGCATCCCCCTCCAGCCGCCCGTTCTCATCGGGAGTCTCCACGCCCTTCTTCGTCCGCATCATGGAGGACTTCTTGGACTCTTCGGGCTCGGGTTTCTTGTAGACCCTGCGTTTGTCTTCCTTGTCCTGGGGTCGGAGGACATTGGGGCCGCTGACCACACGGAAGATGTCCGCGCACTGGCGCATGAGCTGTCCCGCTTCCTGCGGGTCCATGACCGCCGTCCAGTTGTTGCCCTCGTTGAACGCCGGTTTGGAAGTGAGGAAGGTCACCACCTTGTGCTCCTTCGGTCCGATGTACTGAACGTGTTGATATGCATCCGCCATGGTATTGTACCCGTTTCCTCTCTGCGCGAGGGGGCTGGGGGACAAGGGGCCCCCCAGCTCCTCGTGCAAGTGGCCCGTGAAGTCAGGCCGGTTTAGGGTTTACGGGATCTTGCTGGAGGCATCAGTGTCCTCATCAGCAATCGTCCCTTCCATCACATACTGCGCGATGACCTGGAGGTACTTGCCCGCTGTGTCCGGTGCCGCCGAGGCGATGGTCAGGTCGATGGTATCATCAGCACTGTAGGTCACCGCCAAAGCGACCTTATCCACCAGGTAACTCACATGAGCCGCAGTCTTCACGGCCATGGAAGCCGCGTAGCGATCCGAGTCACCTCCATCACCGCAATGAACCTTGGCGTTGGAGGTGGTGGTGCCGTCGGTGGTGACGTGAACGTCGATGACCTTGGCGTTTTTGGGCACCGGGACCATCTGAATCACATCACCCACTGCGGGTTTGCTGGAAGACGGAATGGCGTAAAGCCCCACACGGGTCAGGAGAACTCCTGCCCGAAGGTCATCGGGGCGAACACCCGCCTTCACCGCATCCGATCTGAAAGTTGCCATTTCTTGTTCCCTCCGTTCCTAAAGGTTGAAGCTGGATGAAATGACCGCCCCGCCTACACAGGCGGGGCTAAGCCATTAGCTGTTCGGGTCCTTGCAGTAGGTGTCCACTGCTATCATCCCGAACCGCTTGCTGTTGAAGATGGTGGCCTTGTTGCCGAAGATGGACCCCGCCGTGATCACCAGTTGGTTCCCACGGTCATCGGTCTCCTCGTGCCACCCGAAGCGGCCCTTGCCGCTCGTGGGCAGAGGCATCCCGCCCCAGGCGATGGTTCCGGCCTGAGCGCCCAGGAACAGCGCACGGGCTGCGGGCTGGGCACCGTCCTGCCCGTAGTTGCTGAAGCGGATGATGTTCCGATGCTTCCGCAGAATGACCCCGGCGTACTCCCCCAGGGCGTTCTTGTAGAGGGGGCTGTTCTGACCGTCCGTGTTCTTGCGGATGTCCTGCCAGTCGCCGGTGGAGGTGTTGGTGCGCATCTGGTGCTGCTGCCACGTGTGCATGAGCAGGAGGAACTTGCCCTCCCCTCCTGCACTCATGGTCTGGATCATGGGGTCCGTGGTCTCCGCAGCGGAGATGCACTTCTCCACGACTTCCAGGCTCATGATGTCCGCACTGTCCACGTTGCCGCTTCCGGTAGCGTCCCCGCCGTAAAGCTGGTGGGAACTGTCCGGTGCAGTGATGGTGTTGTTGGCCCTGCCGGTGAAGGTTGTGGGAACGTGGAACGAAGCGTCCACCCCCCTTGCCCCGGCAAGGTAAATCATGAGGAGCTGATCATAGTCCTCGGCCCACCAAGTGGTCAACGCATCCAGCCCTTCCTTTCGGACATTGAAAAGCACCCGCTGCTCGGACATCTTGCCCTTGCTCTTGGTGCCCTTCCGCCTCTGGTCGATATAGAGATAGTCCGAATAGAACCGAAGGGCTTCCTCCGCGCTGGTGCCTTGGATCTGGTTATCACCCTCGATAGCGTCACCGGCCAGCTTCATGCGGAGGGAGTAGGTGATCTTGTCACCGGCCTCTTTGTTGAGGTTCTTCAGGACACGCACCATGTCTCCGAACCCGGCTCCCATGTACGGGGCGAACATCTGCTTGACCATCGCCTC